TGTGCTCTTCCGATCTTTAAAAACTCACCAAAACTTAACATCTCAAAATATATACTGACACGATAGATGGTAGATTAAACGGTCATCATGTAAATGTACAGGCGCTCAAGAAAATTGACATCAATGTATCCATAGACGGCAACAGTATTTTATATAAGGTACAACGAAAGTTTGAAATAGATCTAATAACAGAAACTATTTATTATCGGTGTGGTTGCGAGATAGATTAAAAGATAGGGCATAAGCCCTATCTTTTACTATGAATTCCAGCACCAATTCTACCCCTACCACCATCTAAATTTACTAAGTCAAATAACATTTCGCTAGTAGAATTTTCTTTCCTTAAAATATATCTATTATATCCAGCTTTTAATAATGTGCTATCTTCTAAAGCACTTGTAAGTAAATATGATGCGCCAACTGAAACAAATATTGTATTAATATCAATTTCATACGAGTATAGATCAGCATGATTGTGGCCGGAATAATAAAACTTAATGTTATTATTAAAACCTGTAAAATTGTGCTCATTCCATGAACCACCCGTTTGAACACTATTCAATAAATTTATAAGTTTATCGCTATTAATAGGATTATAATTGTAAGCTGATAAAGATTGCTTATAAGGCCCATGACAGAAAATATAATAATTTAATTCATTATTTGTGAAAACATTGGACGCTAAATATTCCAGCATCTCATCACTAAAGCCCATCCAGTTTCTGCCGTTATATAATAGAAACCCTGATTCCTCTTGCACCGCATAATCCTCATAATCTAATAATACAAGTCTATTATTACTATCTAAATCATAGTAACCATAAATTTTATTAGATGGGTGAGTATAAGTAGTTGGTATTAAATTATTGATCCAGTCAGACGTTGTCACAATATTAGACAACGGCACGTTAGACGCGCTGTTTGTGTAATAGGAATTATCATCATGATTTCCTCTAATCATAAAGCAAGGGATATCAGTAGGCAACAAATTTTTAATTGATAACATAGTATTAATACACTCTTGTTTATCTGAAAAATTTCCGTTTGTATAATCTCCACCCAAAATAACTGCATCAATTAAGTTTGATTTTTTTAAGTCATTTACTAAATTTAATGTATTTTTAATTACGTTAGGAGAGTTATTATAATGTAAGTCAGTTATAAAAACAATTACTTTATTTTGCTGATTGGTGTCTCTAACAAAAGAAAGAGCGTTATAAGCTGTGGTATAATAATCAACAGTGTTATTATCAGATAAACTAAACCCATATAAACTTATAATTTTTGATATGTAATTAATATAACCAACTAAATATATTTTATGTGTAGCGTTATTTAATTCACGACCTGAAAATAATTTGATTTTTTTATCGTTTGTATCATAACAGATATAGAATGACACGCTTTGATTCGAGGCAGGAAATTCAACTATAAGGCCGTCAACAGTTGATGATATTGGTATCCTTTTTCCATTGTTGAGCATAATATTTAAAGGATGAGAAGAGTCATAACCACCATAAATTGTTATATTTTTTGTATTATCCCAGTCAACAGAAACACCAAGCGCAAATATATTAGCTTGTTCAATCATCTTATCAAGCACAACTGATTGTATAAACAAATCGCTTAGGACACCGCTAATAATAGAACCATACCAGCATCCTATTAGAACAACGTCAGTTGAACGTAGACTAGATGTCTGATTTACCACAAAAAACTTACCCGTTAATAGATTATAACAAAGAATAAAATTTGAAATTTTAAATTTATCATCTTGTACGTACTCAGGTAAATCGGTATTTAATGTTTCAAAGTTAATATGGAAAACTTTTTCAGGTGTAATAACATTTACTTCTGAGTTTTCATAGTTTAATAGATATAGACTTTGTTCGTTGTTTATATTGTACAAAACATCTATAACTGAATTATTGGCGGCATAACATCGATACTCTGTTGTATATCCATTAATCCAATAATAATTATATTGTATATTTACATACCCGAAGAAAATAACGTCATCATTATTAATATAATGTGAAATATTTGTTGCCACAAAAGTTTTTTCTATTTTGTTTATACCAATAAACAGTGTTTGATATTCTTCCTCCGTTTTTAGATTTAACGTATACTCTTTAGCCTCTAATGAAATATAGTTTATACCGTCTGTTGCGGTAATTAAATTTTCCATTGAATAAAAAGTGATTGATTCATCGTGTAAATCCACAATACAAGGCGTAATTAATGTTCCCATTGAATTTATAATATTGGCGATATATTTACCACCTGAAACCCAATCACTACCATTCCAATAATTCCAATTACCATCATTCTTTGTCACATAAATATAAGAATTTCCACTCGGTATTGCGAGTTTTAGTGCATCAATATTGTCATAAACGCCTCTAGGTGAACCGTTTGCTATAGATTGAATTTCTAATTTTAAGTTTTGATATAAATTACCAAAAATTGTTTCTAGTGTGCCGTCATTTTTTGCATGATTCAGCCACTCATTCACTTCCTCCTGCAAATCCAAATTTTCAAAAAAGTCTTTCACAAAATCATATAACGTTTTAAAGTTCTCATCCACGCACTGTTGTGCTTTCACAACATCTCTCACAACCCCGAACAGATACGCAACCTGTTCGCTCAAACTCGTACCCTTGCACTCATCATACACAGATTGTACAAGCGGAGCGTGAGAACAACACCACGCCTGTAACTGCCCAATGACACAAGTAAAGTCGTAACACTGATTGACACTTGGAACCTGATATCCCATATTATTCTACCTCCTCTTTATCAATGATAATAATTCCATCCTCCACCAGTTTCATAAAATCAATCGGGTCTACAAATTGATCGTCCGCAAGATACGGAGCCACCCGGAAACCTGGCTCATCCGGTTCAAACGTTGCTTTAATCCAACCTTTTAGCATTTATGATACCTCTCAATTCTTTAAAAATATCTGTCAATGTAGTACCCGGATAACATGCCTTTATCTGCTTTTCTATGGCATGCTCATAGCCCATAAGAGCAGTCTGTTTTTTACGCATATAAGCCATTTCTTTTTTCGCATACGCACGGCAAGGAACTTCGATCTCTGCCGAAACGAGACATAATCGGATATGACACTGCACGTATTCCGCTTTTAATTGGATATAGGTGTTCTTTGAACACAACCATACACTGCTAGCTTCCAGCATTGCAAGTAATAAATCTTCATCCATTACGGTCTCACCCCCAAAAATAAGGAATCCAAATCCTGAATGATTTCTTGATTTATATTATACACGATATCTCGCCACTTTTCAATCACCTCAGCCGGAAAAGCGCCCTGTCTGCCAAGGAAATTCCGCTCCGTAGTACCTGTTGTGGATTCGGAATGATCTTCTGTTTCTTTCACAGTCTTATCAGAGGAGTTGGTGCCAGAAGCTGTACCGTTCACTGTCTGCTTTGACTGCCCACGGCTCATTGCGGAGGCGTAATCATTACCGGAAAAGTTCACTTGTGGGTTATCAGAATCAATGGACTGAGAATTTGCATCTGTCGTTGTCTTATTGGTATCCGAGTAGGTTCCCTCCGTATTATCCGACATATCCCTTGTTTTGTCGCCTTTCGCTGTACCGGAATCCTTGCCGTCCATAGAGTAATCCAGATTGTTGGTCATATCCACGCCCTGCTCATTCAGCATGGTTTGAAACATCTGCTTATAGTATGGCATCCGAATCGAGAGCTTTGTATACAGCATTTGCTTGTGAAGATTCACCGTTTCTTGTCCGATCTCATTCATAAAGTAGCGGTGCAGGAAGAGCTTTTCAAACTCTGTTTTGCTATCATCCGAATCCTCATACCACGGAAACGGAAAGGAGAAAAACTGCTGGTAGTAGTTGTCCACCAAATCCCAAGGAGAAAGATTCACGATCATTTCTCCCGGGTGGTTTTTCATGTAATCAGCCTGAGCGTATTCTTGTAAGATATTTTTAATTGTTGTCGTTATCAAGATCTTCACCCTCCCTCGTTTCACCTGTTTCCTCAACCATCTGACCGCCAATAAATCCATTAATGGAGGTCGGCAGAATAGAATTAAACTTCACAGAAGCATTCCAGCCCCATAGCTCGTTGCAAGCATTGATCGCTCGGATTCTCGGTGCAAGTCTGGAATTTCTCATACCCTCTGTCTCGCCATTGTTTCCATCCACTTCGCCGTTGATAAGCCGTTCTCGTTTTTCAACCGGGTTCGATTCGTATCCGCAATCTGTCAGGAACTGGCTGAGAATAATTTTAAACTGCTGTTGTAATTTATCAGCAACATATGGCGCATCGATCTTGAGTGCTTTAATTAATCCGAGATTCACAGTGTCCCGTGTTTTAATTACAGGCACGTTCGCTTCATAGCTGGCACCGATGTTGTCATAAGTAAGCCTCATATCATCGGGGCTTGACAATACCACCGGAGTTCTCTGAGCGAAAATGTTCACATCGATGGTACGCCAGATATTAGCGAGCTTCTTTGCGTACATCCGTGCGATTTTCGCATAAGAGAACGGCGCAAGAGAATTCCACATCAAGACAGAATTTTCTTTTCCGTAATATTCCAGATACCCGTTGATTGCCCACACTTGCCGAAGTTCCGGGATTCCGTAGATATCAGGCATTCCTTGTAAGTTGACTTTCATAGCGGCGTACATATCCACAAGATCGTCATAAATAAACGCAACGACTGGGTTGTAGAATAGCTGTTCTTCTACCCAAAACGGCTGAATCTCATCCGGCAGCCCCTCATAGGTAATAGAAGATAAAAATAAATTTTTCAATTTATAGAAGAAGTACACTTCTTCCATGTCGCAGGAATCCGATTTAAAGTTTTCGTATACACGAAAAGGGTTTCGCACGCTATCACCTCCTATTTTAGTTCGTTTCACTCACACCCTCGAAAGCCTGCCGAGCTTCGCTCGGTTGAGCGGCTTTCTCAGTTTACAAATGAACAGTCTACGTAATGGGCAAAGCCCATAACTTCGACTAGTTTAATTATTCGCAAGACCAAAGTTTCCGATGTCATTGGTGTGCCAGATAAACACACCGTTGTCGAAGATGGTCCTTAATTTCTTTAACTGATCTAAGTCTACTTTTCCAGTCAATCCGCAACCCACTGTTTTCACATAATCCCAAGACGATCTGTTTTTCATTGTCGGAGTTGCCAGATCATGTACCGGGTATCCGAACACTGTCCAATAATCATCGATTCGTTTTGCGAACTCTGCTGTAATAGACATCACATAGAAATCAACCTGTTGTAGATTTGCCCCGGCGTTCAGGTTCGTGTTCATGGCTTTTCCTTTCAGGACGTTTGGCTCCAGATCTTTCTGATACATGGTATTCATCATATTGGCAACGTCCATACCGGCATTTACTACGCCAGACAATAAGCCTGCGGCTCCACCTGCCACAGCACCTGCTGGCCCTCCAAGAGCTCCAGCACCTGCTCCTTTGATTGCGGAACCAATCACAGACATACCAGAGGAAACAGCTTGGATACCGATGGTTCCCTGATTATAAGCCAGCCATGACTTATACACGTCATAATTAAAAGAACACATTGGGAAGTTCTGGTACGTAATGGCTTCCGCATAATTGTTCGAAGTCCCTTTATAGTTGGTAGGGTATATCAGAACACCCGGAGTAGTTGACATGGTGCCAAGGAAATTCACGGTTAAATCATGGTTTGCGTTGGAGCTATATTCAAAAAACAAGGTGTTTGACTGACCGCAGTTGTTATCCATCATTAAATACAGGTATGGATAAGAATACAGCTTCTTATTCTTCGGGGTATAGCCACCAAACGGTGTTCCCATAGAAATCGTGGTGAGCTTCTGTGTTGGTCCCGGATGTGTTTTCAATCCAGCGTTGACACAGATTTCCGGTGCCATGAAGAAAGCCACGATTGCGTCGATTGCGCCCTCATCCACGTACTGATCGATGGTCGATTTCACAGAAGCCGCTCCATCATCCGTTGCAGGCCAGTGCCCAAGAGATGTTCCACGGAACACGCCATTGGAAAGACCATATTCCAGCCGTTCCCCTGTCGGAGATGTGGTAGCGTAAATACAGATTTCCATATCACCGAAGTCAGATTCCGTGTGATAGGCGCAAATGTATTCCCCTGTTTCCAGAGAATCATTTACCAGATTGCCGCCGATGGTGTCCTGGCTTTTTGGAATATGCATCCGTTCCACAAAGCACGGCTTCATGGTACAGTTGTAAATGTTATTCTGCCAGATATCCAGTTCAAAATGCACCCTCGTTGTTTCCGGGGATAACCATTCAATGGAGGTAATAAAAGCGAACACCCAAGTGTTTGAATACCCCTTATTTAAAAAGGTCATGTAGTTTAAATCCAGCGTTTCCATTTCTGTGAATGGGATCTTTAATTCTAAGGAACCTACACGGATCGGAGCCATATTGTTTAACCGGGAATCTGAATATAGAACACGATAAGATTCCAGTGAAGATAGTGCTGCTACTTGAGAATCATATAGCCTCACATGCTGATAGGTGTTATCCCAAGGAACACCGGAATATAATCGTAAGTTTGACTGCGGTGCTTTCGCAACAACATCTGTTTGCGTTGGCATTGGAATCATTGCGTCCATGTTCCTATCTCCTTTCTACAAGAGGAGCTTGCATTATCAAGCCCCTCTTGCTTCGACTATTCGACTAGTTTATGCATCAGCTTTTTTTGTAGCAGTGATTGCTTTCTTCACAGAAGCATCCATTCGATACGTTACATCAATATTGATCGTTCCTGTCTCATCGGAACCAAGTACTAAAATATTGGTGCCCGGTAGGATGTACGTGTCACGGCTTGTTGTGCCAGAGGTAATCGTATAGTCGATCAGACCCATGTGGTAGGTTCCGGCTCCACCTGTTACGGATGCCGGAATCGGCATTTCTGTCCCTGCTGTATACTCTACGTTTTCTGCTGTAATGGCAAGAGAGCTGGTTGCCACCTGATCGGTTGTAAATACCATGATCGGGTAGAACGGGGAAGCGGAAATCATTTCTTTCACCGTGTAGAACATATTCCAGTTCAGGGAAGTTGCCAGCTCCTGATAGCTGAACCGTCTGAACTGTTCCCGGATACGGAAAAACCGGATATCCACAAGCACGCCCTGAATAGCCGGATCCGGGAATTCATCCACCACGATCTTACTTACCTGTAGATCTACCTTGTTTTCATTGAAAGCGTAACCCTCAACAAATACTTCGAAGTTGGAATCGTTCTCCGGTGTTGTCAGCCAGAGAAGCTGTTTCGGGCGGCTGTGGGAGGTTGCGCCTGCGATGTTATGCTCTGGCTTTGGATAACGGAATTTCTTCACGTATGCCTTTACAAGGGAAATCATCTTTTTACTGGTTGCTTCGTCTACCGGCGCTTCTACGGTTGTAGCTGGGAGGATCTGCTTACCATACCCTGTTCCAATAATGGAGTTGATGGCATTGTATTCATCCCAGTTGAACCCGGAAACACAAGAGATTGCTTTCGCTCTCATGAGGTCACGGACACCGTATTCGCTTGTAAAAGCGTCTCGCATATTGTCATAGCTAATGGTTGCCGGATACTGTTCCGCAAAGTTGACACGGTGGAACATCGTCATAATGTAAGACTGATACTGTTTAAATGCTGCCGCATAGTCCTCTCTTGGGTCAAACCCTTTGGATTTTGCGAAGTTGACATAGGTTTCCTCGTCAATGGAACCATAGTACATTGGGTCTTTCTTTACCACGTTAAACGGGTTATCCCAGGAATCCGAATCCACGGTCTGCATTCCGATTCTCTGCATCAAAGACGGAACCAATGCGTTTCTTGCTTTATCAATGTTCATCATGTCGTCAAACACTGCCGCAAGATTATCTTCTGTCGGTTTGGATAACCTGTTTTCCAAGCTGTATTCATTCACAGCCGCTTTCAAAAGGTTCACGTTTGTAGCTGGTACAGTTGCTTTACTTGTTGGCATAATTTCATTACCTCCTTATTTTCATTTACTCTGTAGCGGCGTTCCAGTCAATGTCGTTAAATAAGACATCTTCTGGGGTTTGTGGGTCATTGACATCCTCATCGCTTCGGCCTGCCCCACCCATCTCGGACAGAAACCGTTCTTTGTAACGGTTGTTCAAGTCTACGATCTGCTGGTCTTTTTTAGCGGATTCGCTTCTTGCCGCTTCTAAATCCACGATGGCCTGATCGTATTTGGTTTTCCATTCCCCGGACGCTGCTTCGATGAGATAGTCAAATGCGTCCTGAACAGAAGATACGTCTGTCATTTGATCCATAATTTTTTTGATCGCTTCATCTGTGTTCATTTAATAAAACCTCCTTTTTATAAGTGGAAAATGATATATTTTTTTCTTCACCGTTTTCCCCGGTTCCGGTGGAATCGGTGACAGGTTTTCCAGATAATTGTACCAATTTCTTGCGTTTCGTTTCCGCTCGTCCATAGCGGCAACTCCGGCACGCTCGAAATTTAAACAAAACATTTCTGCCAGTGTTTCCGGTGATTCCGTGCTGGACCAGAAATCATGGAAACTATACGGGTATTCCGGGGTTGGAATCCACTGTCCGCTTAATACGGTTTCTCTGGCAAGCCATTCACACTGGCCTGCCCCGTCGCTGATATCATACCCGTTTTTCACAGCCCAGTTGGTGTAGTTGGTAGATGGCGTCCACTGCACCAGCCCGAACCCCAGCTCCGGGTTGACGGATAAATTCTGCCAGATTCCCGGATTGATGGTAGATTCCCGTTGGATGTTCCCAAGAGCTCCAGCCACTGCGTTTAATGTCCAGCCGTAGCCGAACATGGTAGACCAAAACACGTAGGCGTTATTTTCCATTTCATCCTGATTTAAGTAACGGTTTCCATAAATCCATATGAGGGTCGCAGCCCCTCCTCCATATCTCCAACACTCCGAATAATAAGTAGGTGAGACAGGCCCGGAATTGATCGACACCTGATCCGCTAACGGAACGCCGGATTGATGCGCCCCCATAGTGACATATCCCTGATAGCACATTTCTGTGTGTCCCGGCTTCCACAAGATGTCTCCCGGTTTCCACTCTTCTGTTACGGGGATTTGACCGAACCCCCAATCTTTGAGATAGCCTCTCATGGAACTTGTGGTAAACCACGGGTTCGTCTGTGTAAAGCCTCCTTTCGTGAGGGCGGCGGATATTAAAGAAGAACAGTCATAATAGGTAATCCCATTCACTGTCTGCCCTCTCCGATAGGTTTGGGAGTAACCCACATTCGGGGCATTGCATACGGAAATCGTCCATTGGTATGCTAAACTAATATTAGGCATTGTCAGTATCCTCTGTAGACACGAATGATTTAATATAGGTTGTGAGTTCTGTCAATGCCACCGTGTTATTGTTTAACGCCTCTGTGACGCTTTTCATCTCCTCGTTATGCCTCTGGCGTTCTGTCTCAAGCTGGCTTGTGTACTCTTCTCGTTGCAGTTTCACATCTTCTCGGTTCTTGTCATACATATATTTGATAAAGTACATACATAAGCCAGCTACCACAGCGGCGATTCCCACCTGCTGAATCAATTCGATCCATGCTTCCATCCATTACACCCCCTTTACAATAAGGGTTTCCCCTTTTTGTAATGAAACCTCTTTTGATGTGATATTGCCTCCTGAAGAACCTGTAGAGTTAGGGCATGCGTATTTTTTCCATGCGTCTTTTGACATATAAGCAATATCAAGATCCAGATTGTTGCTCCATCCGGGAAGTCTTCCAGTGGAAGTGTACTGATGGATCGCAACAGTGGAAAAGGCTCCAGTTCCCTCTGTTCCAAGCCACGGGTCTTTCTGGTATCCGTTTACAATTTGGTTGTTGGCATAACGAGCAACCCATAACCCGTAATCCTTTGCCACACTACTCCAATCAGCATCCCTTGTCGCACTATGCGACATGTAGATGATTGGTCTTATTCCTGTTTTTTCATGCACCCGATCAAGCCATGTTTTGCACCACTTGACCGTGTTCGAGTTTGGCTGATTGGTGTATTCGAAGTCCAAAACCAGGATTGCTTCTCCCACGTAGTTTTCACAGTGCTTTAGAAAATAGTCTGCCTCTTCTTTCCCTGTTCCTGTTCCACGGGCGAAATGATACACTCCCAGTAGTTTTCCTGCACCTTTCGCCTCCTGATAGTGGGAATCACAGCAAGGGTCTACAAAACTAGTCGCCTCCGTTGCTTTCATAATCACAAAGTCAGCGGATATCTTAGCTAAATTGATTCCGTTTTGATAATGGGAAACATCAATTCCGTTTAATGCCATGTCTTCACCTCCTCTCTAACAGTATAGCACAAAATGTATTTAAGATCAATCTTTTATCATATCATAGTACGAAAAAAATGTCAAATAAAAGAAGCCCTACCACGGGGCATGTGACGGGGGAGACAACGCCATACCAAGATTGCGGCTGCCTGCCTTTTGTCTTTGCAATCTTGATAACGGTCACGAATTGCCGTGGGGACTTCCATCTATTATTATACACAGTGCCCACATAGTTGTCAACACTATACAAACGAAACCATATCCAAAAATGTGTTTTTACATTCCAAATCTTGAAAACGCACATTTCCTCGATTGAATTCGGTTCGCATCATCTGCACTAAATAGTTTGTGGTTCCGATTCGCATGAAGCGATCGTCTGTTACGTCATTTACGGTGAAGCAGACCCTGTAAAGAAAACTTTCATCATAACTCTTTGACACATACACGCACGATGGATACCGATAGACCCCGTACAGGGTTTGATCGTTTTTGATGGTAAGCATATAGCTTCCACGACCTTTTGGTTTCTCAATCAATGCGTAGTTATCATTTAGATATTGGTTCTCAGACGCAAACTGGAAATAACCGTTGTTCTTAAACGCCCGGTTAAAACCGGAGTTCTGAAAGGCTTCTGCGGCATTCTTATTAAATGTCCGCTCAAACACCCATCCCTCTCCCCTCAGGAACCTTGTGTTTGTTTTCAACCGCTTATTGATACCAAATGTGCTGTAATATGGATTTAAGATCGACACGGTGTTGCTTGCCAAATATAAAGGGACATACCGGATGTTCTTCCCTTTCCCTCTTGCGACTGTTGTGTGGATAGAGATCAGCTTTTGCACTTCCATTGGCACATACACATTATCTTCGTCCTGATACTCGTCAAAGAACATATTCCCAACATTACGGAATACGGCGGACATCTGTTTATATTTTCTGGCGATATTTACGGAAAGCGCAAATCCAACTTCTTTTCCCTCGAATAACATCAACCGTATTTTTCCAGATGCCAAAGACTTTTCTTCATATTCCGCGCCATCATATTTCACATCAACGACATCCCCAAAGAAACTGTCTGCACACCCCGGCATGTCATCTTTAAATCGATACAAATAGATAAATTGGTTCTCATCCTCTTTTTCCAATGCCTCTTTTAATATCTTACTCTTAATGCTAAACGATTTCCCTGCTGTACGGTTTCCGTCCGCTATAAACACTTCTGGTTTCTCTCCGTTGATGTCCAGCATATTGTATAATTTATAATTAATATCATAAAAGTCTCCCATGTGTCTCCTCCTTTTCTATATAGAAAAAAGGCGTGACCTCAACGCCTTTTTTCTTCTTCAATTTTTAGTTAGGAGTACTTATAGCGATCACGCAAAGGTGTAGCTATCTGATTAGATTAGTTCCGCTGTTAAGAACGTCTGCCCTTTATAGTTTGCGGATTCCTTTTTCATAACCTTAATGGTAATATCTTCTGACTCGTCCATTTCTCCATCCGCAATCGCGTCTTCGATGTCACTTAAGATATCTTTTACGGTTGTATATAATGGCTCTGACCCGGACACGTACTTTGTACCGTCCTTGTCAATATAGACATATTTGTTGTAATCCTGATTGTCTGATTTCTCATTATGTACCTGTACGGTTACAACATTGTCAATGTTAATCATAATCGCCTGCTCCGGTGTTACCAGATCGTTTAATTCTGTCACATCGTTCAGTGCCTTGATTGCTATCTTCTCTCTTGCTGTTAATCCTTTTACACTTTCTTTCACTACTGCTTTGTAACCATTCATACCTTTGTTCTCCTTTTCTTTTTTATATTGGTTTTTTGTTTACATATAGAATCTTACATCACGCAAACCTTTTTGTCAATAGGTTTTCGCATTTTAAATGTTTTATTTGTCAATAAGATGCCTCCTGGTATTCGCACTGCCTTTAAATTACAGTCATCTAACTCTAACCCGGCTTTGAAATCCGTTAGACCATATCCCCGTTCTAAAAACGCTTCTTTTGCTCCCTTTCCCATTCCAGCCGCTTTTAAGTCGTAGTATGGTTTCTCTAATGGCTCTCCATCTTTTTCAATCAACACTTCCAAATAGGTTTTCTGTCTTTCATAGATGGCAGATTCAAATTTCGATTCATTTTTCCAAGCGTTAAAGTTCGTTGGATGAATTACCATTCCGTTTGGTGGCTCAAACCCAAGTAAATGGTTCGAATCTGTATCAGCATATAAAAACCGATCATAATTTTCCATTGCCGCCCGCATCGTGAAGTTCAATGCGTAACTAGTCACTGCCGCTCCTACCGCAATATAACCGACTTTCTTATTATGCTCCTCATGCAAGATAAAATGGATCGTGTTATCAGATGGATCAAGATACGGCTCTTTATAACTGGAATCGTCTGACATCGCAAACTTCCCGTATAAATTGTTTAGAAATAATTTCGCTAATGTCCGTAAAAAACCAGTGCTGGTTTCTTTCATCTCCTTATATCGGTTGATGTAATCATCAAACAGCCCTGTTTTCGCCCAGAACCATACATGATCTAGTATTTCTAAATCCTCTGTATCATACGTCTCTTGAAATAACTCCCAGTCTGGCTTTGTAAACGTGAACTCTCTTATGGTATCACATTTGTTCCCGTCTATATCCCGATAGTATCGATAATACCTCCCATTCATTTTGACATCTGTTGTATACAGGTTTTCTGTCGCCCGGTAATTCGCGTCTCCTCGAATATGCATCCATGGAAATTTTCTTCGCTTTAAATGAAAACGGCATCGCACTCGGATATAATAAAACTTTCTACGATCTTCTAATAAATCAATTCCGGGTGCGCCTAGACAATACTCTCCATGCCCGTAAGGATATACATTGCCCGATGAGCTATGCATAACGGACGGATATAGGGAATTTACATCATAAACGCTTCCCTCTGCTACAGGGATCCCCCGATACTTTGGATTTACATAGCACCACCCGCCATGATAAGCTTTATGGCAATACTCCCATATATTTGTGATCTTATCATCTATCAAAATAGGATCTTCCCGTAAATCTGGGAACATCCGTTCATAATCATATGCCCCGTAGGTGGACTTGAACTCCTCAAGACAACAACTTCCGATGGTTAATTTATTATGCCCCTCATCGAACATTTTTTCCAATGCCTCTTTTAATACCAGCACATCATTTTTAATGTAGGCCAGCTCTTCGTCCGTAATCACGCAGTTAGCGTACCTACGACCCTCGTAACGCATCGATAATTTCTTGTGCTTCGTTTTAAAGGACTTACCAATCACTTCCAAACTGCTCGGAATTAATTTTAAACTGTTTCTCAGCTCAATGACTTTTTTATGATATTTTAATTTGACTGTATACCATGATCCTAGTAAAGAGATACTTGTTGTAAATTGCCTTGACCGCATGTTCTTTTCTTTTTCGTTCGTCCAAGTCCACCCATTCCTTAATAGAAAATCCACTATAAAAGACCCGTCAAATGCAATATTATGAAAATAAAATACATTGTTACCGGGCCTTGTTATGATAAACTGGATATAGTCCCGGATGTTTCCTTGTATGATAACATCTTCACTCTCGTCGTATAACTTCGTGCTTGCGGCCGCCCATACCTCTGTCCAATTCTGTGTATGTCCTGCTTCCCTTGCCATTTCCTCTGTCCATACCGTTGTTTCAAAATCGGACGCCCAAAACGTAATCTCTTTCTTTTTCCTGCCGCCCAACGTCACCACCGCTTCCGCTTTTTTTTTGCCTTACTCCTCCGGCTCAATGACTACGTCCATTAAATCTATGATCTGCCGAAATTCATCGCTATTCATTACCCATCCCATAGATTCCGCAACTTCTGTCATTTTGGCGTTGACAACCTCGTCTCTGGAATCAGCGCCGTCTGGAAAGATGTCTGGATTGCGCTTTCTCACACGGGCAAACGCAATCTTCTCTGCTTCTGTTGCTCTTCCTAGTAGTTCGTCCGTGCGTTGACGAACCAGCATCCGCACTCTTGGATGGATCCCTGTTTCGATAAATTCATACCATCGATCAATGATAATATCATACTCCTGCACTTCGTCCATATTATCAAATGCCCTCTGAGTGATCTCACGTAATGATTTATTGCTTTCGCTAAATGAGATTGTGCTTACACTCTGCAATTCACGCACTGTTTCCTGTTCAAACGGTGTCATTTGCATAAACTCTTGATTCATTTTCTGAACCCTCTGCCGGTGTTTGCGGCCTTTCACCTGAACCGCTTCTCCCGTTAGTACATCATATAGGGTTGTGCTGGCATGCTGTTTGATCGCCTTACCTGTTTCCTTTTCGAGCCTCTCAATGGAAGCTTTTGTTGGCCTTTTCACAGGGGCAATTGGTTTTACGAAATATCCCTGATTTGTTAACCGCTTTACACGGCGTAAATAATTACGCCGTGCTTTCTGATATTGCTGCCTAATTGTCATGGTTTACGCCTTTCTTAAAATAATCCCATTTTCTGTTTTCTCCCATTTTAAACGGTCTTTCTGTGGGTTAATCCCTAAATCATAGATCCAAGGTTTCGGAACCGTTACTTTGATAATTTCAGTTCCTGTGGAACCGTAACTGATATTGAATTGATATGTTTTTGTACTGTAATCAATCATGACAGCATAACACCTCACATTCTTGTCTTTCTAATTTCAGATGGTATCCATCTGGAATGCGTGATCGTATACATATGCAATAATCATCGATCTCAACCGTGGATATTAAAGTTTCAAGCTCCCAATCTGACATGTCACAGGATTTATGATACACGATAATATCAACATCGCCGATATAATCTAACACTTCTTTTACTTTCATCTCCGTTACCTCCTTAAAAATATTTGATAATTTCCATCTTTCCCTACGAATCCACGATAACTGTCTCTTGCCATCCATTTTGCTATTTGATGATAGTTCGCTTTACTTAACACGCAAAGAAATTTGTTTCCTACGTAAACACGTATGATCGGATACTGGGCTTTTAATTCCCGTAACCGGGACATTTCTATGCGCTGTTGTTCATAGTTATGGTTGATGACATATATCATACGGACAGCGATAGCCAGCAATAAGCAGATCACACTAAATTTTATTTCTGGTGTCATTTGTTTTCCCTCCTCTCAAAATAATGTGCGTATTCATAATATTTTTTAATATGAGCGTTTGTGTAAACAACGCAACAATGTTTTTCAATCGCCTTTGATAAGCAGTCATCAAAAGTTTTTTCAAACAAAAGATATGTGTTTTTTAAATACACTCCGTCAGAATGGGTTGCTATTTGAAGCATGATTCCATTTCTTTCGACGTCCAATACGATTCTTGAACTACTTTCTACTTGTGCAATAGGGTACTCGTCTCCGTCTATTGTTACGGAACTATATATGATGCGTTCTTCCTGTTCTGTAACACGATACCATAAATGCGCTAAATCGGTGAGTGTTTCAATAGTTGAGAATCCATCAAAATTTTTCGTGTGCGTTTCTATTTGTATCTTACCATGTTTCTCTGATATTACAAAACAAAATACTTTATTGTTTATTTCGCCTGATATATGAATATTGTACAAAATCTGTTCATAGCTGTATAAGCAGTCAAACCAGTCTAACATGAGTTTCGCAATCGCTCTAGCGTTCATATTTCATCCTCCTTAAATTGCTCCGTGCGCTAAGTTGTAAAGCCATACGTTTAGTTCTTGATATACTTCGTTGAGATTGTACATGATGATGATCGTGTATACAAAGGAAAATAATAATACACTGGCGATCATGCGGATAAAATTTTCTTTGGTTGGTTTGATAATCGCCATGATGATGGAGAGTAGTACTCCACATCCTCCTAGAAATAGTACAATACTTAATAATATTTGCGTCATCGCTATACCCTCCTAATTGATTTTATCTAATGCCAACACGATATCGTCGATACATGCTTCTACGTCGTCTCTATCGTAGAGATCATATTGCATCTCGATATCGTCTATGCTGGCAAATAAGTGTAACTCGTCTGATATCTCTATGCAGCGAAAATAGGCGGTTGTGTCGTATGCGTTTCCTGAGATGTTAAACCACTTAGCTTTGCCATAAATATGCGAGCTTTCTAGGTTGTCTAATAGATTAAATATTCTACAATATAGATAGAGCAATACATCGGATTGATTGAGCATAGTTGCTTCCTCCTTTCTTTTCATGTTGTCTCCTCCTTTGGATGATATTATTATAGCATTTATGCACTAGATTGTCAACAGTGTTTCTGCATGTTTTTTGTATACATGCTATTCTGACACACGTGTCAGTATATTCGTGCGTTCTGACATCGTGTCAGTATATTCGTGCGTTCTGACATCGTGTCAGTATATTCGTGCGTTCTGA